CGGAAGCCATGCGCCTCCGCGACGCTTGGGTTGCTCACCCGGATCACACGATCCTCAAGGCACTGGTTGCCGAACGTGCGATTTTCTTTGTGCTACTACCCTTTTTCCGTTTTAACGGAGATGCGGGGTTGCGCACGGTAAGTGCTGACATCTCTCGTGACGAACAAGTTCACGTAGCTGTCAACTCTTTGGTCGCACGTGAGCTAAACCTTGAGGTTTCTCCCTCGTTGGATAAACTTCGTAAAGCAACTATTAACTGGATTATGCAGCCACTTAAGGCTAACAATCCTAATAAATATCTAAACAAAAAATTTTGGCTGGATTCCAGTGATCGCCTGATGTACGAAGGTAAAGCGCCTGAGCTTGCTGACACCCGACGAGCACGTATGCCAGCGTTCTTTGAACATGCAAACCCCAATCTACCCCAATACGCCTAACTTAAGGTTAGACGTGAGACGTCTTTTAGAAGAACTAGAAGATGTCTTTCCACCCGTCAACCCCACTCCTGACACAAGCGTTGGGCACATCATGTATCGTGCTGGACAACGTAGTGTTGTAGAGTGGATCGAAAACAGACTTGATGAGGATTCTTAATCATGGGCGCATCACGCCGACAAGAACATAAACGAGAAGAGGCTAAACGTCAGGCTGGCATTGATGCCACAGCTATGCGGATTGCTCAAGAGGCTGCGGCAGAACGTCAGCGTCAACAGATTCAAAGTATGCGGGATCTTGCTGAGTCCATGACTCCTGATGCACCGCCTCGTCCTATTCAAAGTACACTGGATGCATCCCGCACTGGTGTTCGCACAGCACGGTCTACTCGTGGTACCGTCAAAGGTCTTTCACGTGGACTTGCTGCTCTTCGTATCCCCCTTAACATCGGCGGTGGCGCCGGTGGTGGTCTTAACATTGGTTAATTAAATGAACGCTAAAAGCAGGTACGATCATCTATCCAGCTATCGTTCTCAATTTCTAGACACAGCGGTTGAGTGTTCAAAGCTCACCATTCCTTACCTCATCCAACGTGATGAGTTCCGTGTTACCCATCAATCCCTCCGTCAACCTTGGCAATCCGTAGGTGCAAAGGGTGTAGTGACATTGGCATCCAAGTTGATGCTGTCCCTCCTGCCCCCTCAAACTACGTTCTTCAAGCTTCAGGTACGTGATGATAAGCTAGGCGAAGAACTGCCTGCTGAAATCCGTTCTGAGCTTGACCTGAGCTTTGCTAAGATCGAGCGTATGGTGATGGAATCGATTGCTGCTTCCAGTGATCGTGTCGTTGTTCACCAGGCTCTCAAGCATCTGGTGGTTGGTGGTAATGCACTGATCTACATGGGTAAGGAAGGGTTGAAGCATTACCCAATCAACCGTTACGTTGTCGATAGAGATGGCAATGGTAACGTAATTGAGATCGTAACCAAAGAACTTATTAACAAAAACCTTCTACCTCCTGAGATCATTAAAGAGCCTCGTCCTGTTATGGACGAAGGGTTCTCCCATGAGAATGACGTAGAAGTTTATACTCATGTACTTCTCGACAACAATCGTTGGGTTTGGCACCAGGAAGTCTATGGTAAAAAGATTCCAGGCTCCGATAGCAAAGCTCCAAAGGATGCTAGTCCTTGGCTTGTACTGCGCTTCAATTCTGTCGATGGCGAAAACTATGGACGGGGTAGAGTTGAGGAATTCTTGGGAGATCTTAAGTCGCTTGATGCACTCTCCCAGTCCCTCGTAGAAGGCTCTGCAGCGGCTGCTAAGGTCGTCTTCGTGGTATCACCCTCAAGCACGACTAAAGCCCAAACGCTGGCGAAGGCAGGCAACGGTGCGATCGTTCAAGGTCGTCCCGAAGACATCGGTGTTATCCAAGTGGGTAAGACTGCTGACTTCAACACTGCTATGGTGATGATGCAACAGCTTGAGCGTCGGTTGTCTGAGGCATTCCTCATTCTTAATGTGAGGCAGTCCGAGCGGACCACTGCTGAAGAGGTTCGCCTTACTCAACTTGAACTTGAACAACAGCTTGGCGGTCTATTCTCCTTGCTGACTGTTGAGTTCCTTCTTCCTTATCTGAACCGCAAAATGCTGGTTCTTCAACGCAGTGGACAACTCCCACGTATTCCTAAAGATCTGGTCAACCCTACTATTGTTGCAGGTATCAATGCTCTTGGCCGTGGTCAAGATCGTGAGTCTCTCACTGCCTTCATCATGACCATTGCTCAGACACTTGGACCTGAGGCACTGATGCAATACATCAATGCTGACGAAGCTATCAAGCGTCTGGCAGCTGCACAAGGTATCGACGTACTGAACCTTGTTAAGTCTATGGACCAGATTCAACAAGAACAAGATGATGCTGCACAAGCACAAGAAGATCAACTAATGATGCAGCAAGCAGGTCAAATGCTTAAATCCCCCCTGGCTGATCCATCCAAAAATCCGATGGCAGGTGAAACTGTCAACGCGGTAATGGGTGAGGAAGTCATCCCACCAATGCAATAATTATGGCAGAAATTTTATCTTACGATCCAGCTGGTGATCCCGAAGTTGTCGGTGCCATGGAAGCCGACCAAGCTGAGTCTCTGGCTATTGGAGAAGAGATGATCAACCAAGCTAATGCTCGGTTGGCTGGAAAGTACAAAGATGCACAAGAGCTTGAGAAAGCTTACATCGAACTTGAAAAGAAACTTGGTTCACGTGATGGAGAAGGTGAAGCTCCTGAACCTCAAGCTGAGGAACAGCAGCAAGAACCTTCTGAGTATTCTTCACAGATCGAAGCTATCAGTAAGGCTGCAGAAGAATTTAATTCTAAAGGTGAGCTGAGTGCTGAGACCTTGGCTGAGTTTGAGAAAATGTCATCCAAGGAATTGATCCAAGCATACTTTGAGTATGAGCAAGGTCTTCCTGCAATGGATGCACCTCAAGGTGCTGAGCTTACTCAATCTGACATCAACACCATCCAAAACTCTGTAGGTGGTGAGGCTGCTTATCAACAACTTGTTGGTTGGGCAGCACAAAATTTCTCTGAAGCTGAGATTCAAGCCTTTGATAACGTTGTTGATTCTGGTAACGTTGCTGCCATTAACTTGGCACTTGCTGGTCTTCAGGCACGTTACACAGACGCAAACGGTTACGAAGGTAAAATGATTCAAGGTAAAGCTGCAGCTCCTGCTGACACATTCAAGAGTCAAGCAGAGGTAGTCCGGGCAATGTCCGATCCAAAATATGATCGTGATCCTGCATATCGTGATGAGATCATGCAGAAACTTGCCCGATCCGATCTTAAATTCTAATGAACGACACTAACATCTGGGCTAAAGAGCCACCCCTTATTATGTCTGATCATCCCTACGGTGTCCCACACAACGAACGAGCTGAGCAGCTCAACGGTCGCCTTGCTATGCTTGGCGTCATGGCTGCTCTTGGCGCTTACGCGCTGACTGGTCAAATTATTCCTGGTATCTGGTAATGCCGCTTAAGAAGGGTAAGTCTAAGAAAGCAGTTTCTGCTAACATCAAACAACTGAAGATCGAAGGCTACCCTCAAAAGCAAGCGGTTGCTATTGCCATGAGTAAAGCTGGTAAATCCCGCAAGAAAAAGTAATGGCTAAACCTGGTCTTTATGCAAACATCCACGCCAAACGTAAGCGTATCGCTGCTGGCAGTGGTGAAAAAATGAGAAAGCCTGGGTCTAAAGGAGCGCCCACGGCTGCTAACTTTAAACGCTCCGCTAAAACTGCTAAGAAAAACAAACTCAAAATCAAATGAAATTCCTTGCTATCCTCCCCGCAACCCTGATTGCTGCTGCTCCCGCATTCGCTGGTCCTTATGCTAATGTGGAAGCTAACTCTGGTTTTACCGGTTCTGACTACAGCGGTACCTCTACTGACTTCCACGTTGGTTACGAAGGTTCCTCTGGTGTGCTTGGTTATTACATCCAAGCTGGTCCTTCTGTGATCTCGCCTGATGGCGGTGAAGCAGAAACCAAATTCACTGGTAAGACTGGCGGCTCGGTTGCTGCAAGTGAGAAGCTTGATGTGTACGGTGAAATCAGCTTTGCTGCTGACACTGTTAACTCCTACGGCACCAAAGTTGGTGTGAAGTATAAGTTCTGATTACTATGATTGAATGTCCCACCTGTACCCCAGCACAACAATACGTTCTAGAACAGCTGCAAGTTAAAGCGGATATTACAGATCCTGTTGCCCTGGCGGTCATCATGGGTAACATTCAACAGGAGTCAAACTTCCGTCCCAATGTCTGCGAGGGTGGTGCTATCGTTCCTTACGATCGCTGCCTTCGTGGCGGGTACGGTTTAATCCAGTGGACTTCGCCCAGACGTTATCATGGTTTGGGCAGATTCTGTAAAAGATATGGGTGCGACCCAAGTAGTTTGAAAGGTCAAACCCGTTACATGATTAACGAGCTTCGGTTCCGTGCTGAACTCGCTGAATTTCAAACGCCTTACCAACAACTCCCCTATTACATGAACTCAGCCTACTATTGGCTGGGCTGGGGGATCAAAGGTAATAGGGAGAGTTATTCATACTCCTTCCTGGACAAACTTAAATGACTGCAACAATTGCTTTACAGCAGAAGAATGCCTGGGACCAGTTTTGTGACTGGGTTACTTCTACTAACAACCGTCTTTATGTAGGATGGTTCGGTGTGCTCATGATCCCATGTTTGCTTGCCGCCACCATCTGCTTTATCTTGGCGTTCGTCGCCGCTCCACCTGTTGACATTGATGGAATCCGCGAACCTGTCGCAGGCTCCTTGTTGTATGGAAACAACATCATATCGGGAGCCGTCGTTCCGAGCAGCAATGCCATCGGACTACACTTCTACCCAATTTGGGAAGCTAATTCACTTGATGAATGGCTGTACAACGGGGGTCCATTCCAGCTCACAGTCTTCCACTTTCTCATTGGCATCTATGCTTACATGGGACGAGAGTGGGAACTTAGCTATCGATTAGGGATGCGTCCCTGGATCTGCGTTGCTTACTCTGCTCCAGTTGCTGCAGCCTCTGCAGTCTTTCTTGTTTACCCCTTTGGTCAGGGTTCCTTCTCTGACGCTATGCCTCTTGGTATCAGTGGAACGTTCAACTATATGCTTGTCTTCCAAGCAGAACACAATATCCTTATGCACCCTTTCCATATGCTTGGGGTTGCTGGGGTATTTGGCGGCAGTCTTTTTAGTGCTATGCACGGAAGTCTCGTCACCTCCTCGCTTGTTCGGGAGACTACGGAAGACGTATCCCAGAACTATGGTTACAAGTTTGGTCAAGAGGAAGAGACATACAACATCGTTGCAGCCCATGGCTACTTCGGACGTTTGATCTTCCAGTATGCAAGCTTTAATAACAGCCGCAGTCTTCATTTCTTTTTGGCTGCTTGGCCTGTCGTTGGCATTTGGTTCGCTGCTTTGGGCGTGTCTACGATGGCCTTTAATCTTAATGGTTTCAATTTTAACCAGTCCCTACTGGATAGTCAGGGGCGTGTTGTGCGTACTTGGGCTGACATCCTTAACCAAGCTAACCTTGGATTTGAAGTCATGCACGAACGTAATGCTCACAACTTTCCGCTAGACCT